CAGTCAAACCTGACCTAAAATTACTACCAAACAGTGTGACTTCGTTTACACCAGGGCTGTTAAAATAGTTAGGATCAACAGCAAATATAGTTGGTGGTTCATACACCACTGGCACTACAGCATTTGTTGGTGGTGCTAGTCCAACCGGCACATTTACTTGAACTGCTGGATAGTAAATTGTAGCACCTCTAGGCACATACACTGGCTCAACTATGTCTTCTTCGCCAACTCGTGTGTGTGGATAGATACTATCTTGGTTCTTGATACAGCCTATTTGAACACTCATATCATTTTTTATATTTAAAGAGACAACTCTCCATGGTGTAGTAGAGAAGTTCAAGTGCTTGCTTTGGATGTAGATATTATCTCCAACCTCGAGATCAATAGCACTTGAATCTGCTGTAAAGGCAGCAGTTTCTTGGAATCGTGATTTGTTGAACAACAGTCTAGCCATGTCTTTGGCAATAGCATAGTTGGTTATACCTGGGAAGAATATTTCTGCTGTGTTTTCTCTACCACCGTCTTGATCAATGTAGTATTGTCTATCAGCAGCACTTTCAGGATAGATAACAGTTTGGTTTGTCCACTTGTCATCTGGATCTACATAGCCTATTTTTACACTGTTGTATTTGTTTGATTTGTCTACACTTGAGAATGTGATGTTGTCTACAATATTGTCTTCTGTAAAGGTTCTTACAATAGTAGCAACACCTGATAAGATATCTGTAGCGTTGCCAGCATCTTCTACGTGTATACTATACTGTCCTTGGCTAAAGGGCATATACCCTCTAAAGGTAGCCAACAAACTTTTGGTGTTGTTCATAAGTGTTGAAGCAGTGTCTACAACTATGTTTGATGTAAGAATAGCACCATAAACGCCACTTACATATTCAACTCTTTGATCGCACTTGTCAGCACTGGCTTGAGCATCTGGCCAGTAAATATCTGCCGGAACTAGTCCCTTGCCGTATCTTGGATTTGAAAGATAATCCACTAGATGTTCTACAGGGTTTGTGCTGTAGCGTTCTGATCTTGAGTCATATGCTCTATTGGTAGCGTTGCTTATGCTGGCTACCTTTCTGCCCAACAGTGTGGTTTGTAGGTTTGGTATGCTACCACTAAACGGATTGGCATCAGCATCTTCTTGTGTTTCAATCTTCTTCCATTCAAATCTAGCAAAGATAACAGCCATACCGTTGTAGACCATACTTGGCTTCCAACTTGGTGCTTCACTACAAATACTCCAAGTGCCTATTTGACTGTTTCTTGGATTGCTGTTGTAAACACCATGACTAAACTGTAGTTGAACACGGTCTTTGTATTTGCCTTCTGTGATGTTTACAGTTTTACCTGCGTTTAGATCTGCTACTATGCTGGCTGGCAGTTGATGATCATCTAAGAATAGTTCTCTTAGTCCTTCAATTGGACCTTCAGCAAGGGCATATGCTACCCACAAATATTTGTTGTCTACTGATCCTGTTTCAGCAAAAGTGATGTTGCCACCAACTTTTCTATAACCATATATTACAGGTATGTGCTGTTCACTGCCGAAAGTTGTAAGCAAAACACCCTGTTGACGTTCTGCTTCACTACCACCTGTGGGTATATCTGGCATACTAAACAAGCCACCAATAAACGGTGCTGCTACAACTGCGGCAACTGCTGCTACAACTGCGATGTTTGCTTTCACAAACGCTACGATTGCTGGTGCTGCTGCTACTACAAAATTAACAACAGCTGCAATTGCTGCTACTATAAAACCCATCTATGCGCACTCCCTATATAAGAACGTGCCATCTTTGAATCCTAGATGCGAGAACAACTTTTGTGTTCTATCTGGATCTACGCCCATGTCGCTGGCACTGATGTGTTGAGCATCAAATTGATTTGCCCAAGTTTCAAATTCGTCTACTAATAAACGAAACGTGTTCATGTTTCTGTGTTCACGTAATATAAAGAACATTTCTGTGTGTGCGTAGAATATGGTATGGTTCCACGGACACTGTGCTACACTTCCTGTGATGAATCCTACGGGTCTACTGTTCGCATACAGGTTTAACCACACGTTCATTGGATTTATTGTTCTGTGTCTAATTGTTTTTATTACACTGTTGACGTCAAACTCATCACCAAATCTTGGATTACTAGATTCTGCTTCTTGTGCGTAATAACGAAATAGATTTACTGTTACATCTATTTCATCTGGTCTCATTGGTCTAACTATCATTCGTCTCTTCCCCAAAGGAACTCTGTGTTTCCTACAAAACCTGCTTTTTCAAAAGCAGTGTCATACTGTGTAGATTGGAAATACCAATTGCTCCAATCTGTGGTTTTTCTACCTGCTAGTCTTTCAAAGTCAGCAAACACACTAGCACTTTCAATATTGATAGTTGCTGTCTCGGCTGATTCTTGTATGCTGGTGTTGACTATTTCACCTTTATACATAATAATGGCATAGTTGCTGACTACATCTAGTGTATTTAGATCTAAGAATACTTTGCTCACTACTACTTCAGCACCTACTTGATCTACACCAGTAAACTTTGAAATAAAGTTGTTGTCTAAACCACTTAGTGTAACTGTTACTCTGCCTACTTTTACATCATAGTCTTCTTTGATTGCGCTGTAGCCTAAAAACTCACCTTGTGCTGTGTATGTATTGCTTTGATATTCAATGTCAATCATACCTGAGCATAATCTTATTGTGTCTGGGTTGCCTGAACTATCCTTGATAGCAAGACTTATAAGGTCAACAGCAAAGTTATGATCCCTTGAATATTCGTTGCGAATATTTGGGTAGTCATCTCTAAAACTCTTTACCATACCTCACGCATCTCCACACTAAAACTACCTATACCACCAGTTCCTATGTTGTAACTTTGACTTGGATTTTTCAATATCATAGTAAAAGGCACTGTTGTTATGGTAAGTTGAACACCACCTGCTACGTCTTCTACAGCACTACCAGCAAAGAACAGTGTAGCATTGCCTGAACCATCACTGGTAATAGTATTGGTTGCTTGATATATTTTACTGTGGTTGTTGAATCTAAAGAAATCGCCACCTACTAACACTGTTTTGTTAGCACCGCAATTGGTTATACCAACTGTTTTAGCACCTTTGCTCAATCCGCCTACCACACTTGGGGTAGTGCTGGGTGGATTGGTTGACGCACTAAAACTTATTTCTGGTAATACTATTTCGAAACTAAGTTGTGGTCCATATGCTTGTGCTATAAAACCTTGTATTGGTCTGTGCTGTAGACTGGTCATTGGACCATATGATAATTTTAATTCATAAAATTGTCCGCCATAACCTGACCTACGTGTTTTGCCACTAAAACTCTGTGTGGTTTGTGTAGGTGTTATAGGACGCACTTCTATGTTCTGTGGTGATGTTGTCATTGGAAAATAACCTGCTAGATCAGCCATTAGAATCTACTCCTTTGTCCTGCTTCCATCATACTATCGCTGATGATTTGTTGTATTACACTGCGTCTTTCAACCAACACTTGATCTATGCCCTGCGAATCAATAGCGTTGATTGTAAAGTTTATTTCTACTGGTTGACCACCGCCGATTTGGTCGTTTCTTGTTACTCTACCTGATGTTGCTGGAGTAAAAATTTCAGGTCCGTTCTCGCCTACGAGGTAACTATCGCCACCCATAACAGGACCACCAAGTGCTCTTCCACTATACTGTTGGCTTCTGATAGCACTTACTTGAGCATAACCAGCAGCACCAACTGCGGCTGCTGCCAAGAAGTTAAACGGTGGTGGATAACTACCAAGTGCTTTTGTGATACCTAATATGGTGTTCATAATAGCAACAGCAATGTTATAACGCTTGGCTGCTTCAAATGCTTTTTTGTTTGTGCCACTTAGGTCATTTAGTATGTTGCCGAATATACTGGCAGCACCCTGTAGTTGACTCATTTGACCATCCAAACTCTGTTGGATAATAGCATCAGTGCCTAGATATGTTTCTAGTATAACATTGTTGGCACCTAGGTCTGCTGTGATGTCTGCTTTTCTTAGTGCTGCTTTTTTGCGATCTTGTTCTTTTTGTATATCAAGGATTTTTCTATTGTGCTCTACTACAAGACGTTCTTTGGTGCGTAAATAATCTGCTTCACTAACTAGATCTTTATCACGCATGATGTCAAGACCAGCCATAGCCTCGTCCATTGCCTCTTCAGCAGCAACAATTGGATCTTTGAAACGTTCTATGGCAGCGGCTGCGCTGCTTACACTGGCTGCTGCTGCTTCATCTGCTGTTTGTGTTACACCCTCTAGTGCTCGTTCTAATGCTGTAAGTTCTTTTGTGGTCTTGGTAGTGCTTTTGCCTAGTGCGCTCAAGAATGCTTCATATTCACGTCCGGTGATTAACCCATCAGCAAATTGTTGTTCAATCTGTGCTAGTGCTCTTGCTTTGTGTGCGTCATTGGTTAGTGAACTACTAACTGTAGCATTTAGGTCTTTCATAAAGTCACTAAACTGAACTGTTGAGAACACAGTGTGATCCATGTTGTGGCCTAGTATTCTCAATTGCTCGGCATATGAACTTACACTTAGACCACCTTCTCTATACTGTATACCAAGTTGTCTAATAGCCTCTTGATTTACTCTAGTGCTTTTGATGTTAGCATCTGCTGTGGCCATACTTTCTGCTAGTAGAGCATCTACTTTTTGTTGAAAGGTTAGTGTCTTTTCGACTTCATCATTTCTGGCTGCTTCAGCTGCTTGTAGTCTAGCAATTCTTAATATTTGATCATCGTAGTTCTTTACTACTATATTCCCAGCGGCTGCTTGTGCTGCTTGTGCGTCAGCACTTGCTATCTGTGCGTTACCAATGTCTTTGAGTTTTTCACCAAACTCTGTTACTACACTTGTGGCGTTGGTTGTTTGTGTTTCAAACAGTGTGTAGAATGTTGTGCTGCCTTGTTCTAGTTCTTCTAATTGTGTTTGTAGTGCTCCTAGTCTAAGTTGTAGACCTTGTCCTGCTTGACTGAAACCAAACTTTTCAATTGCTGCTTGTGTTTCTTCTATTTTCAGTTTAACTGCATCTATTTGACTGGTAGCACTCTGCCCAGGCTCTAAAACTTGAACACCTGATTGCACTGCTGCTGCTGTTCGCATAATAACGTTGGCAGTAGTAGCAAATCCAGTTTTTATAGCATTAAAGCCACTGTCAAGTCCAATTAGGAATTCACCTAGACTTACCATAAAGTTGCCAAATACTCTTTCAAGTCCACCTGGGTCTAGTATACCCAAACCGTCTGCTAGTTCTTTAAATCCATCTGCTAGTGCGCTTAGTCCAGCACCTGTTAGTTCACCAAGTGTTCTAAACAGTCCACCGTTTGAACTGATGAAGTTGGTAAGTCCACTTACAATTTCTTTGATTGCTGGTGCTAGTCCTGTGCCAAATTGATTTACTGCTTCTCTTGTGGCAATGCCAAAGTTGCTCATTATGGTTGAAAGGTTTTGTAGTCTACTTTCTGTAGCACCGCCAAAGCGTTGTGCGATGCCCTGTTGTAGTGCGTCCAATACTCGTTGTGCGTTGCCTGCTTCTTTTGAGAACTCACTTAGTTCACTTCTTGACACACCTAGTTTTTCAGCAAGTATGTCATAAACTGGTAAACCTCTGTCTGCTAGTCTATCCAAGTCTGTGAGTTCAACCATCTGCGACTGTAGTGTTCTAGTGTATAGGTCAGTCATTGACTCCAACACACCCACTTGATCTGTTGTAACAGCAGCAGCATCTGTGAATGTTGTTAGTAGTTTGGTAGTAGGATCAATACCATTGGCTTGTAGTTTGATAAAGGTTTTACCAAGTTCTTCAACACCAAATTGTGTTCTAGTGGCAAACTTGTTGATAAAGTCCATTGCTTTACCACCGCTGTCAGCACTGCCAGTAACACTGTCTAGTGTGGTTCTTAGATCTTCAAATGCTGCTGTAACATCTATTATTTTATTTACGGCGAGGGCAGCAACAACAGCAACAGCCGCAGTCTTAACAGCACCTAGTCCTCTGGCACTGTTTCTTGCTGCTTTTTCAATACCACCTAGACCTCTTTGGACTTGTTTGCTGGTTCTGTCCAAATTGCGCATACTGCTGCTCAGTGCGTTAACACTTCTAGTGAGCTGTCGAGTATCACCTCTAAATCGTATATAAATGTCCTGTGCCATTACGGCCTCCCTCGTTTAGCTTTGTCCATCGCCTTCTTGGTTTCTGCTGCTTCTAGTTTGTAGAAAGCAGCCCAACCAGTAAACTCCAGCGTGGTCATTTCTAACACAGTTGTTAAAGGTTGACCCAAATCTTTAGCAAGCCTATAGGCAAACTGTAGATCTGGATCCTCGGTTAGTTTTTTTCAACTTCCTCAAAATCAACTGTGCTTTCCACATTCATTTCGCCAACAACTCTGATCAACACGCTTGGATCAACTTCGTTCATCATAGTTACTTTGTCAACTTTCTTGAACATCTTAGTGCCGTCTTCGTTTCTGGCTTTGGTAATCAATGTTGCTACCAATGCTTCAACTGTTTTGCCTTCTTGGGCTAGTTTAACCAACTCTGCTTCTTCACTGAGTGTGTTGCTTGGCTTATACCAAATTGGCATATCCCATTCGTCAACATACACTTTCTGCATGTCTCCTGAGATCTTTGTTCTAAAATGTCCTGTCATTTTGTCTATTGGGCTTTTCATTTATTTCTCCTTTTGATTTCTGTTAATGTTGGTCCCACTATTCCCCTGGGGGCTTGCTTGCTTGAACCCTGATCAAGCCTTTCAATATATGGAACTTTGTTTTCGACTGTAAACCCCGTTTTACTTTTCTTGTCTTGCCAATTGCGCCTAGCATTACCTGTGCGAATGGGCGTTTTGGCACGAGCAGTAGTTTTTAGTTCTTCGCTTAATTCAGCGACTTGCTTTTCAACAATACGATCAACATTCCTTAGAACTGCTCGTAAACCTTTTACTTCTACTCGTGCCATAGTTGCAACCCTTATGTGGCTGCGTAAGTCATAGCACCTGAGCCTTGGAAACTCATTGATGCTTCTACCATACCATCCATGCTTGAGTTTACACTAAAGCCAGTGATGATGATTTCACCTGAATATTTGTTGTTTGTTCCATCCAAATATACTTCAAGTGTGTATGGTGATGTGCCAACTGCTTCTAGAGTTGGGTTAAGACCTAAAACGTTGCCTGTGTCTGAAACGCTAGTTGGATAGTCTGCTGGGTCTAAAAAGACATCAGCACTACCACTAAACGAACTCATGCCTTTTACATAAGTTCTAGCATCTACTGCCATAGTTGATGTTTCGATTGTGTCTGTAGTCATATCAATAGTAAAGTTTCTTACTGCTGCAATAGCTGTTGCTGTGCCCAGTCCGTTGTCTACTTTGACTACACCGTTATTTCCTGTTAAAATAGCCATGATTTATTCTTCCTCTTTTGGTTGTTCAGGTGCCTTGGCTGGCTCCTGTTTTTTTGGTTTTTCAGCAGCAACCTCGTCTGGGGTTTCTACTCTTCTGTTTCCTATCCATGTTACTGGCATATGGTTCTCCTGGTTGTTAAAGCCCTCACGCTCTACGCTGTGCCTCTTGTGAACACATAGTCAACAGCATAATTGATCACAAACTCAGCCAATGGCGGTTGTCTTTCAATTACTTCTACGCTGGTGATGTGTCCGTTCATTACTGTGGTCACGCCCAAATTTCTGTAACGATCACTGTCTAGGGCTTCTTCTATTCTCTCTATCAAGTTGTTGCGCATGGTATCCAAGTCAACACCTCTGACAAAGCCTCGTAGCACATAGTTGATCGTGC